TGAGCGCCAGTCTACGTCGTCGGGACTTTCGAGGTCTTCGTTTTCGGCCAAATATTCGCACATCCACTCGAATGCGATTGTCCTTGCGATGTCTTGCGTTGCTCCCGCAAACACTTGCGACCATGGCCAAGAGCTTTCTGGCTCAACCATGATCGTTACAGTGTGTATTGTTACGAATTTAATCATGCGTAAGTTCTCCTATGTGTATGAATTGAAGCGAGACAGCATGACCTCGGCCTCTGCGCGTGAGCGCAAGACCTCGGCGATGTATCCGCTGGTGATGTGAACGATTGCCCAACCTCGTCGGTGCGAGCGAACCTCGTAGTTGTCCCACATGGTCACTTCACCCACGGGACGAGAACACACTCGCCATGGATGTAGGTGCCGTCGATTGTGCGCGTGGTATCGCCACAGCCTGTGATCCAGTTGATCCCAAGCCATGCGACGAGAATGCCCGTAAGCGATCCAAGCGCGATGTTGGCAGTGACCTCGATTACGCGAATGCGTACCGCTTCCCTGCGTCGGTGTCGTAGTCGTCGTGTAGTCATGTGCGTTTCTCCTGTTTTTGGCACAAAAAAACCCCCACGCGATTGCGTGAGGGTTGGGTTCATAGGTTCGCGATTTCCTCTCGGATGATCGCTTTGGATGCGTTGCGACGCGCCTTGCTGGCACGTCTTTGTAGCCACTTCGTGGATGAACGCGTTGTCGTCCGCCATGGTTTTTCTTCAGACCACCATCCGAGGCCGTATTTGACCGCGTGACGTTGTCCTCGAACATCGGCGAAATGATACGTGAGGTGCGTTTCCTCGTGGCAAGTTGGCTTCATGTGCGTGTCTCCTTTCTGGTTGCTCAACACGAAAAAACCCACGCGATTGCGTGGGCTTGCTGGTGTCGAGCGAGGGACTTGCGCCCCTCGCGTCTGTGTGTGTTACGAACGCGCCTTGGTGAGCTTCTGGAAGAACGCCGCAAGCGCGATGTCGTCTACGTCTGCGAGTGACGCGACCAGATCATCCATCGCGTTGTTCGCAGGCGCTTTGGCTTTCGCTTTCGCTTTGGCCTTCGGCTTCGCCTCTGCGGCTACTCGCGTGGCGTTGACGGCTTTCCAGTCGCCAGTGCCTCGCGCTTCGATGCGTGTCACGTCGCCCGCGTCGATGTCTGCCAGCAGGCGAGTCCAGCGAACTCGCTTGTTGGTCTCGGCTTTCGCGGCCACTTGCTCGCGTATTTTCGCACGAGCGGGCTTGGTTTTGGCCTGCGCATAAGCGAGTGCAAAGTCCTTGGCGGATACGGGTGTGTGTGTAGTTTTAGTCATTCGCGTGTCCTTTCGCGGTTTGAGTTTTTGGAAGCCTCGACCTCCACATGAGAAGCCCCTTTGGGGTATGCGCACCCGCGCGGACGACCCGTTACGCACGAGGGGCTAAACTGCTGAAAAGATTGGAGGTGGCCCTAAAAGGGCATTGTTCGTGCGCTAGCGAGGAGCAATGTCAAAACGTTCCACCCCCTAAAAGGGAAAAACACCCCTATGAAGGGAGAAAAACCGATGGAAAAACAACGCATTAGTGACCTGTGTGTCCGCAGTGTGTCCAGTTCGCACCCGTTTGCGCGTCATATGCAGGCGGGGGGCGGGGGGTCATCCCGCCGACGGCTCGCGCGTTGTAAATGTCACCTCCCCTACCTCACGAGTAATCGGAGTATTTTTTGAAAACTTCAGAAGCAGAAAGAAGAACAGTAAAGAACGGTGTTTTTGAAGGTGAACAGGTCAAACTGACTTGCAGTAACTGCAACGAAACCTACTGGACACGCGCTTCACATGAAGAACGGAGCAAGTTCTGCTCACTAGAATGCAGAAAGTCTGCACCAAGAGAAAGGAAAGTGAAAGAAATGACAAAGCTAATTGCACAAACGGAATTAACTCCCGCAGAAAGTGCAAAGATACGGGGCCAGATCGCATCATATATGCACGATCAAATAGAAGATGCGCATCAAGTTGTAATGGGTATGCAAACATGGAACCCAACTCAGGCTCGTGTCTTCTCAACCATGCTTAACAAGGTCGTTCCCGATCTAAACGCCTCATATCACCAGCATGAACACTCAACCAAGCAAGTTACAGACCTATCACGCGATGAACTTGAGGCAATCGCCCAGGGTGTGTCCACATTAGACGTCGAATATCAGGAGATCATAGACAATGAAGATAAATAACAAACAGGCAGACGCCCTTGAGAGCAATATGACTACCGAAGACCTTGGCAAAGCCATGGATCAACTCGATCTATCGTCTGTGCCACACCATAAACGGGCTTCCGCAGTCATGGATCACCTAATGCAGATCATGGCTAGGTCGATATTAGACAAAGAGAAGGCAAACGAGATTCACATCTCCCGTCTCCTACGCAACAAGCTGCACTAACCATGGCTAAGATGAGCCAAGCGCAAGTAGCGAAGTATCTTCTTTCGCTGCGGGACGCTGCTGACAACTTTGAGGGCTTCGTGCGCCTTATATACCCTGACTGGGAACTTGCAGACTTCCAACTGGAGTTAATCCGTACCCTTGACGCCTTAGAAAAGGACACGCTTGGCACCAACAACCTACTAATCACCATGCCACCCCGCCATGCCAAGTCCACATTTGGCACAGTCCTCTTTCCATCCTACTTCATGGCCCGAAATCCCCAGCGTTTTATCATGTCATGCTCCTACAACTCCCAACTGGCTACTGACTTTGGTCGTCAAGTTCGTTCTGTCGTGGAGGAGAAGCAGATGGTACAGGCATTTCCAGACTTTACGCTCTCCAAGGAGAGCCGAGCGGCAGATGTGTGGCGTACTGAGGTTGGTGGTGCTTACTTTGCAGTCGGCGTAGGCGGTACGACCTCTGGTCGCCCAGCAAACCTTCTCCTCGTGGACGATCCAATCAAGTCACGGGAAGACGCTGAATCAATGACCCAGCGCAACAAGACGTGGAACTACTACACCTCCGCCCTGGCAACTCGTCTTCAGCCAGAGAGCAACTCTGCGCCCCCAAAGCAAATTGTTATCCTCACACGCTGGCATCCAGACGACCTTGCGGGTCGTCTGCAAGAAACTGACGANTGGAAGGAAGGTAGNTGGACGCATATTAACTTCCCTGCCATCAAAACTGTAGCTGGCGAACCCATCCGACGCACCCAGCTTCCTAAAGATCACCCGATGTTTCTCAACAACGACGAACTCAACCGCCTTGCACCAGCCAAACGCTCTGTTCCACAGGACGAGGAAGCCCCTCTGTGGCCCTCTCGCTTCCCTCTGGATGAGCTAAAGCGCCGAGAGCGCCTAAATCCTCGTGAGTTCGCATCCCTATACCAGCAGCAGCCTTACATCGAGGGTGGTAATATTATCAAAACGGAGTGGTGGAGCAAATACCCAGCAGACCTGAAGCCAGAGCAATTCGTTTCTCTTGTGATATCTGTGGACACGGCATTCAAGAAAACGGAAACAGCCGACTACTCGGTAGCTGCCGTGCTTGGCATGGATCGCAATGGCGACATCTATCTTATAGATATCATGCGCGGGAAGTTTGACTTCCCCGAACTCAAGCAACGCCTCATTCGCCTTAACAATCGCTGGCGAGGCAAGGGCTTACGAGCCATGTATATCGAGGACAAGGCCAGTGGTCAGTCCATGATCCAAGAGTTGAAGCGCGAGAGCGGGATGTCCATCATTCCGTACAAGGTAGTTCACGACAAGGTATCGCGCGTTAACGCGATCCTCCCGCTCATTGAGGGTGGTCGTGTCTTCATTCCAGACGCCTCAGAGTGGCTCGATTCCTTCATCGATGAGAGTGTCTCATTCCCCAACGGCAACCACGACGACCAAGTGGACGCAGTTACAATGGGCATCGACATCCTTTCTCGCACTCACGTTAGCCCAGAGGCGTGGCAGCTTCACAGCAGCCCCGAACAATCATTGAACCATCTGGACGACAAACACTTCGGTAAGTCGCTATTAAGTAGCGTGAATGCAGCAACTTCGAAATGGAAAGGTTGGGGTCTCTAACGGGACGACCAACCGAGACAAGCAAGGTATCTTACAGCCATGGCAATTAATACACCAAAACCATCCCTTTCTTCGGGTTCGAGTTATCGCAGTTCTGGTTACAGCGCTGGGAAAGAGGAAGGTGTAGTTGTTGATCTTTCTGAGTTTGCGGATCGTCTCGTAAACTACGAGGACATTTCGGCAGAGCTTTCTGAAGAGCAAGAGCGCCGTATAGTCGATTATGTGAAGTCTATGGTTGACATGTCTCACAGCAAAATCAGGAAACGTTACGATCACTGGAAAGAAGCTGATCGCGCACATGACGTTTACGTCCCCGCAGAGACGACTGATTTCAGAGAAAAGGCAGTTATCGCTGACACCAGAGCAATCGCGGATACGGTACTCACGTATCTTATGTCGGCGCTTGGTGGTAGAAACCCGATGTTCCAACTGGAAGGTCTCAACCGCCAGTCACGCAAGTCGAGCTTGATCCTTGAGCGCGTCCTCCACCAGCAAATGCGCCGCACGGCGGGTGAAGCCCGCCTAGCGCAAATGCTATTGGACAGCACCAGATACGGTTTCGCCCCTACGAAAATAGTCTGGGACGCCAAAACAAATCAGAACCAGATGGTCAACTTCGANCCACGCCGNTGCTTTCCTGATCCTCGCGTTAACTGGGGNGACTGGGACAATATGCAGTACATCGTCTTTTCGGACTTTGTATCTTTTAATTCACTTACCTACTCAGGCTTGTATCCCAAGCTCAAGAAGTTCCCCGCTCTACGCCACAAGACATCCCCACCACGCAATAGCTGGAACGCTCACCATTGGCACAAAGAAGAGGGACGCGGACTTAACATCGATCCCGCTGCTCCACANCAACGCGAACGNGCAGACCACGCTTATTTNACACTGGGAGATGCTCGCGTCATAGACGAGTCTTGGGTACGTCTTAGTGGCCACGAAATTGGCATACCATCTATCGATCAAATCTTTATGGTTATTACGATCCTCGACGAGAACGTGGTGATCCGTATGCAACTTAACCCTTACGGCAGGCAATTCCCCGTCGTAATTGGTGGTCTATACCAAGACAGCCACAAAACTTATGGCCAGTCACTTTACGATCTTATTCTTCCGATGCACGACATCGCGACATATCTCTTACGCTCCCGCATCGACAACGTAAGCGCGGCCCTAAACAATCTTATCTTTGCAGACCCTACGCAAGTCAGCGTACCAGACCTCATAGACCGCAATCCTTGGGGCATAGTTCGTACAATGCCTGGGAGCAAACCAGGGGACGGCGTCTTTATCGCCCAAGTCCCAGACGTAACACGCGGCCATTTTAACGACATAGCTGCAATGTCAGACTTGAAGCAGCGAGTATCTGCTGCCTCAGACGCACAACAAGGTATGCCAACGGCAGACGGCGTCAGAACAGCCACGGAAATACAACGTCTTACGCAACTCGGCTCTCAACGTCTTGGCGTTCTTGCCCGCGTTATGTCAGCCACAACAATTCGCCCAATGGTCAGGATGATGACAGCCAACATACAAGACAGCCTTGCTATGTCTGGCTCTATCAAGATCGACCAGCAGAACATGCCTTCCCAGCTTTCTGGTATGATGGAAGACGGTTATCTCGACTACGACGTACAAAAAGACCTTCAAGGCGACATCGATTACCTCGTCATTGACGGAACACTTCCAGTGGAACCAACCCGTAACGCTGAGACTTGGATGAATATGCTCCAGATCATGCAGCAAACTGGCCTCAACATGGAGTACAACGCGGGTCAAATCGCTGAAGAAGCCATTCGCGCCATGGGTATTACAGACTTGGATCGCTTCCGCGTTTCAAAAGAGCAGCTAAACGAGGAGGGGCCAAGCCCGTCTCAGCAACTGGCTCTAATGGAAAAGATGCGAGGCGCATCCGTACAACCGCAAGAGAATATTCAGAATGAAGTCCAGAAGGGCAACCTTATTCCTATGTCGGAGGCTAAGAAACGCGCATGAACAAGTTAGAAGCCCTAGAGGCAAACACAGACGGAAAGATTGTTGACTATGTAACGGAAGCCATCCGCTCTTACATTGAGACATTTGAGGCACTCAACACACGTCAGACTGATGAAATTCTACGTCTTGATAAAGAAGTTGAGGAAGCCAAAACCCGTATAGCGGAACTAGAAGCGCTATCAAATTCAGCCTCTAAGGACGACAAATACAGTCTTACTAAGGCAAAAGTAGTGAAGCTAATGAAAGAAAATGGATGGTATGACTGATGGCTATAACACGTCCTACAAGTGAACAACTTAGATTTGTTAGCCAGTTTACTGGTGAGCATGTTCTTGATACTTATTTAGAGAGTTCAGAGAAGGGCGGTCGCTCGCTTACTGACCTACTCGACGATCTTTTTGACAGTAGTGGCGTCTTTCGTGCTGCGAACTTTGAGTTTAGATTTGATCCCTCGACTGATAAAATTCAGTTTCGTGCGGGTAACTTCGCGTCTTCCACAGCAGGCTACACAGATGTTACAACGTTTTTTAACATCAAAGGAACCTTCAGCAGCAGTACAACATACAACAACTTTGATCTTATTACCCTGTCCAACAAGGACGTCTACATAGTTCACGGCCTATCTGCTGGAGCCACATTTGCTGATGAAGCCGCAGTCATTGCGTCTGCAAATACAGACAAGATAGTCGATGTATCCGAAGCTAAAGACTGGGCCATAAAGACAGACGGCCAAGTATCCAGCACAGATTACTCATCTAAGGCGTGGGCAATCGGTGGAACGGGCGTAACAGACACAGCATCCAAAGGTGCTGCAAAAGAATGGGCCATAAAAACAAGTGGTACTGTAGACGGAGCCAACTACTCAGCAAAGTATTGGGCAACAAATACAACCGTCACAACGGTTGCGGGCATTGCTGCTAATATAACAACAGTTGCAGGCATCTCTTCCAACGTCACGGCAGTTGCAGCGAAGGCAAGTCTTATTACGTCTGACTTCGTGTCAGACTTAAATACCCTAGCGGTCACAGACGTCATCAATGATATAAACCTACTGGCAACATCAGACATCGTCTCAGACTTAAATACTATAGCAACGTCTGACATAGTCTCAGACCTCAACACTCTTGCGACGTCTGACATAGTTTCNGACATAAATACCCTGGCAACGTCTGACATTGTTACAGACTTAAACCTACTCGCAACCTCAGACTTTGTGGCAGACTTAAACCTGATGGCAACATCAGGAAATGTAAGCGCACTAAACACAGTCAGTGGCGCAATAGCCAACGTAAATACAGTTGCTGGAGTTACATCTAATCTTGCTACAGTTGCTGGTATATCAGCCAACGTAACAACGGTTGCNGGCGTATCAGCCAACGTGACAACAGTAGCTGGCATTGCCTCAGACGTAACAACGGCGGCGGGCAACGTAACTGCCTTCAACAACTTATACCACGGCGCACATTCCAGCGCTCCAACGGCAGACCCAGACGGTTCAGCCCTTGATTTGGGCGACCTTTACTTTGATTCATCTACAGACGTCCTGAAGGTTCGTGGCTCTGGTGGTTGGGTAAACGCGGGTTCCGCAGTTAACGGCACGTCTGCACGGTTCGCTTATACGGCAACTGGTGGCCAAAACACCTTTAGTGGCAACGACGTAAACGGCAATTCATTGAGTTTTGATAGCGGATTCTGCGATATATATTTAAATGGAGTTAAGCTGGCCGCTGCCGACTTTAACGCAAGTAGCGGTACATCAGTCGTTCTGACGTCTGGCGCGACTGCTGGTGATATCTTAGAGGTAGTTGCGTTCGGCACCTTCACGCTTTCAAATCAATCATTCTCTGGAACAACCACTGTCAGCAACCTAGCTGTCACTGGAACAGTCGATGGTCGTGATGTTGCAGCCGATGGAACAAAGCTAGACGGTATCGAAACTGCGGCAACAGCCGATCAGACAAAGTCTGACATAGAAGGTCTGGGCATCGATGTACCAGCCGCTAACCTCACAGGAACTATAGCAGCCGCGCGTCTGTCAACAGCGACTACTCAAGCTGAGAGTGACGATAGCACAAAGATAGCCACGACTGCCTATGTCGTTGATAAAATAACTACGCTGATTGGTGGCGCTCCTAGTACACTGAACGATCTCAATGAGTTGGCCGCTGCGATTAACGATGATGCTAACTATAACAGTACGCTCACAACTGCACTGGCTACAAAGATGCCTAAGTCTGGTGGAGCTTTTACAGGTGCGCTTACTACGCCAACAGCTATTATTGGTTCTGCTACATCAGGAAACGCCCACGCTAACGCTAATGATTTGATAATTGGGGCAACCTCTACTGACAAACGTAGTGGAATAACTATTGTCTCTGCTAGTAATCAAGATGGTGCTGTTATGTTTTCTGATGGAACATCAACTAGCAATGCGTATATCGATGGACAATTTGTTTATAACCACCCTGATAGTTCTTTTAGATTTTACAACGGAGCCACAACAGAAACACTAAGGTTAAGTTCTACTGTTTCTTATTTCCCTACAGGCAACGTGGGCATTGGAACTTCGGCCCCAGAGGCAGAAATGCATTTAACTAAAGCAACTTCAGGTGGCAGGGGTGGAACGCTAGTAATAGAAAACAGCCACTCTTCCGTACTGAATAACGAAGTCCAAATTGCATTTTTAACTGATTCTGGTGCGTCACTGGCAGGAACAGCAAACGCTAGAATAAAAGCTATTAACACAAATGCAAGTAACGGTGCAGCGGATATAACTTTTACAACTTGGAACGGTGGCTCTGAAGGTGAGCGTTTGCGTATTAAATCGTCAGGCACTCAGATTATAACTGCCCCCGCTGGGGATGGTAGTCCCGCTGTTGCAATTAATATGTCTGGCGGTTCGTCTACATTTAATTGGGCGAAGACTGACTTTCAAGCTGCCTTGGGAAACGGTAGTAACTTAGTAAATATGTTTGGCATTTCTGGAACTGCAAGAAACGCTGGTTACATTGGGTTTAAAAGGATAGGTGCTTTAGGTGCTACTACTAATATCCTTACTCTGGGGCTACACAGCGCAGACAACGTACTTAACATAAACGGTAATTCTCATGTCGGCATAGGCACTACAGCGCCAACAGCAGCTTTACACGTAGTGACCCCCTACTCTGAAGGAATACGTTTTAGCGATAGCCCAGGAACCCCGTACTCCATACTTCAGTCAGGGAGTGGATATGCTGGTATAGGTACAAACTCCTTTAACAATATTATCAGTTGGAAAACCAATGACAGCCTTGGAAACGTCGGCATAAACACTACGGCCCCTAACGACAAACTACACATTAGAAATGGCTGGCTTAGAATACAGGCGGCAGATCAATCATCAGGAGCGCATACCTCAAAGTATGGACTGCGTTGGACACAAGAGACTGATGTAGAGGTAGCCCGTATTGAGGCCGAAAGACCAGCTTGGGCTGGCGCACCTTCAAGGATGAACTTTTACACACGAACACCAGCTAATGCCTTAAATAAGACTTTAGCTATTGACGAGTATGGTCGTGTCACCCAGCCGTATCAGCCAAGTTTTCATGCAAGGCTGTCTGCTCCCTACAATGGTTATAATGCTGCTGGCGTTGATGGATCATCTCTACAGGTTATCCTATACAACGTTGCCGATTATAACACGGGTAGTTGTTTTAACCCAGCAAACGGGCGATTTACTGCCCCAGTTGCTGGAGTTTATTATTTTAGAGCTGAATGTTACTCAACGAAAACGAATTGGGTACAATCTTGGTTTGTAGTAAACGGGAGTAGGAGGTCGGGAACTGACGCGGTGCCTCCTAGTGCTGGGGCAATAGTCGGAAATTCTGGAATTATAAAACTAGCGGTTAGTGATTGGGTAGGGTTTCACCCTTATGCAAACGATTCAAATCAAACCGTTACCGCACACGTAAACCACACATGGTTTAAAGGGATTTTACTTGGATAAACAGGAGGCAAGAAATGCCAGATATTACAATTACATTAACAGATACTGAGCTAAAAGGCTTGGAGTATTGCGCTATGTCCCCTCAAGAGTGGGCAGAAAACGCAGTTATGGAACGTGCCAGAGTAGCCAACGAAGAAGTCATTCAGATGTACACAACCCGTGCTTTAGATGAAGGCGTGGCTATCCCAGCAACCCGTGAGCTTATTGTAGCTGATGCCTTTACAAGAGGCTGGGCAAAGACAGCGGCAGAGCAAAGTGCGGAAGCACAAGCTGGTCGAGAATAACATCGTAACAGCACTGGAGGCTTAAAAAATGACAAGATCAAGAGACTTAGCTAACTTAGCCGATGGTACGGAGTTTACGTCTGCCGACAATACAAAGTTGGACGGTATCGAGGCGTCTGCCACCGCAGACCAAACCAATGCTGAGATTAAGACGGCAGTCCAGGCTAATTCTGACATTGCGCTTGCTGGCAACCCTACGACTACAACTCAAACAGCAGGTAACAACT